GGTGAAATCTACGGTCGCGGCCCGCTCATGACAGCCCTGCCCGACATCAAGACGCTGAACAAGACCATCGAGCTGCTGCTCAAGAACGCATCGCTTGCAGTCTCTGGCGTGTACACCGCTGCCGATGATGGCGTGCTCAACCCCAACACGGTCAAGATCGTGCCTGGCGGCATCATCCCCGTAGCCCGCAACGGTGGCCCACAAGGCCCATCGCTCATGGCCCTGCCCCGCTCTGGCGACTTTAATGTGTCGCAGCTGGTGATCAACGATCTGCGTGGCAACGTCAAGCGCATATTGCTGGACGAATCCCTGCCCCCAGAGAACATGAGTGCCAGGTCAGCCACCGAGATTGTCGAGCGCATGAAGGAGCTGTCTCAGAACCTGGGCAGCGCGTTTGGCCGACTGATCAACGAAACCATGATCCCCGTGGTCACCAAGATTTTGGAAGTCATGGACGAGCGCGGCATGATCGATCTGCCTTTGCGGGTCAATGGCCTGGAGGTCAAGGTGTCTCCCACATCGCCATTGGCCAACGCCCAAGCAATGGACGAAGTCAACGCGGCGCTGCAGTTTGCCCAGATCACCCAGCAAATGGGTGCCGAAGGTCAGGTGGCCGTCAAGTTTGGCGACATGATCGACTACCTGGGCGACAAGCTGGGTGTGCCTGCTTCGCTTCGCAACAGCGCTGCAGAGCGTGCGTTTGCCATTGAGCAGCAGCAAGCTCAGCAGGCCCAGGCCATGGCAGCTCAAATGGCCATGCAGCAGCAGGGCATGGCACCGCCTGGTCAGCCTGCCTTGCCGGCACCGCAAGGAGCGCCAGCATGAGCTGGGATGAGCTCGACGCCATCGGCCAGGTCGATATCCGCGAAGCCAACCAGCAACGCGATGACCTGGCGCGCCTAACACTTCGCGTGTTTTCGACCGAGGACGGCAACAAGCTGCTGACCTGGTTGCGCGACATGTATGTGAATGTGCCCATCGCCGTGCCGGGCACAGACCCATCCCATGCGTTCTTTGCCGAAGGGCAGAGAAACGTGGTTCGGGACATCGAGGCGCGGATCAATCAAGCAAGGAAACTATGACGACCGAAACCGAAACCAATGTCGAGCCCAGTTCTGGCCTACTCGACAGCGTGCAGGTGGCAGACGAAAGCAAGACAGAGAACCCGCAAGCTGTTGAGATCGACCACAAGACGACCACAGCAATTGACTTGGCACCAGGCACCATTCCTGGCACGCCAAAAGAACGCCCGGATTGGTTGCCAGAGAACTTCTGGAACCAGGACAAGGGCGAAGCTAACATGGAAGCCATGGCCAAGTCTTATGCTGACTTGCGCAAGGTGGTCAGCCAGGGCAAACACAAAGCCCCAGAGGGCGGCAAATACGACACTGCAGCGCTTGGCGTGAAGGACATCGAGGCCGATCCACTGGCAAAGCAATACGTTGGCTGGGCACAGAAGTACGGCATCAGCCAGGTGGCATTTGATGAGCTGGCGCAAAACGTCAACCATATGGCTGCTGAGATGGCTGGCCCGCCCATTGACACACAAGCTGAGATGAAGTCTCTCGGCCCCAACGCCAACGCCGTAGTCAACGGCATGGTGGACTGGGCACGCGGCCTGGTCAACAAGGGCGTGTGGAGCAAGGATGACTTTGAAGAGTTCAAGATCATGGGCGGCACAGCTCGCGGTCTAAGCGCTTTGATGAAGGTGCGCTCTGCCTATGAGGGCCGGGTGCCAATTGAGGTTTCACCGATGGAAGGCGCTCCTAGCAAGGAAGAGCTGTACCAGATGGTCAACGATCCCAAGTACAAAACCGATGCTGCTTACCGCCAGAAGGTGGAGCGAATGTTCCAGCAGCACATTTCCTGATCTCCCTGTAGTTGCCATTTTGACCCAGCTTCGGCTGGGTTTTTTTTATTTGTCAAGCACCATTTGCATTTTGTACAAATACTCATACAATCGCGCCCAAGGCATACCAGGCAACTGGCCCTTACCGCAGCGGATGCTGACGATTGGCTGCCGTAAACAGCAAGCATTCGGCCCAGGTAACTGGATAACCGGCGCGAGAACCAAACCGTTTTTTTAAACAACCGAGGAAAATATCATGAGCATTTCATTAAGCAATGCCTTTGTTACTCTCTTCGATGCTGAGGTAAAGCAAGCCTACCAAGGTAAGGCAATGCTGGTTCCTGCCGTACGTCAGCGTCGTGGAGTCGAAGGCTCAACCGTTAAGTTTCCAAAAGTCGGCAAGGGTGTTGCAACCCCCCGCGTTGGTCAAACTGATGTCACACCATTGAACGTGGGTTTCAGCTCTGTCACTTTGACATTGTCTGATTTCAACGCAGCTGAGTACAGCGACATCTTCTCCCAAGCCAAGGTCAACTTTGACGAGCGCCAAGAACTGGTGCAAGTCGTGGCCAGCGCCATGGGCCGTCGCCAAGATCAAATGATCTTGGATGCACTTGCAGCTTCCAGCACTGCGCTGACTGTTGCAAACAGTATTGGTGGTGCAAACACCAACTTGAACGTGGCTAAGCTCCGCGCAGCTAAGCGTTTGCTCGATAAGAACAACGTGCCTGCTGACGGTCGCCACATCATCATCCATGCAAATGGTTTGGACAGCCTCTTGGGCGAGACAGCCGTGACCAGCTCTGACTTCAACACAGTCAAGGCTTTGGTTCAAGGCGAGATCAACACCTTCTTGGGCTTCATGTTCCACACAATGGGTGACCGCAGCGAAGGTGGCTTGCCCATCGACGGTTCTTTGGATCGTACTTGCTACGCCTTCCACTCTGCAGCCGTTGGCTACGGTGAAGGCATCGGCATGCGCACAGAGATCAACTACATCCCCGAGAAGACCAGCTGGTTGGTTAACGAAGTCTTCAGCGCTGGCGCCATCGCCATCGATGATGAAGGTATCGTTAAGTTAACTTGCCGCGAATCTTGATCTTAAAAGGAGCATGAATCATGGCTTATTCTTCTACCGGCTTCAACGCCATCGGCGGCCAGTCTAAATCTGGCAACGCTCCATCGATCTACACATACGCATCTGCTGACGCTCAGTCAGTGATTCGTGCGTCTGGATACTTCAACTCTATCTCGACCATCCTTAAAGTTGGCGACATCATTTTTTGCTACTCCGCAACGGGTGGCACTCCTGTGATGTCAACAGCCTATGTTGTCAGCAACGCTTCTGGCGTGGTTGACATCACTGATGGCGTGACAGTGACAGCAACTGACACCGACTAATCGGATCAGGTAACACGACGGGCCAACTTCTGATCACTCGGAGGTTGGCCCTTCTCACATTGAGAGGTTCACATGGCTGCTGGCGATACTGGCGTTTCAATCTGCTCTGATGCCCTGCTGATGCTGGGCGCAAAATCCATCACGTCATTCAATGACGGTACTGATGCGGCCAGTGTATGCGACCGCCTATACCCCGACATCCGCGATTCGGTGTTGACTACCTACCCCTGGACGTTCAACACCAAGAAGGTGCAGCTGGCTCAGCTGATCACCACACCCAATTCTGTCTGGCGCTACGAATACCAGCTGCCAGGTGACCGGCTTGGCACCGTGCGAGCTGCTTATGCAACGGCAGCGCAAAACGCCTACCCAAACAAAGACTGGGAAATCCAGGGCGACAAGCTGCTGACCAACCTGCCTGCTGTTTACCTGGACTACCAATACAGCGTCGGCGAGTTTGCCATGCCGCAATACTTCGTGCAGCTGCTCAAGTACATGATGTCCTGGCACTTGGCCATGCCGATCACAGAACAAAGCGACCGTGCCCAATACTGGCAAGGCGTTGCTGTTGGTGGCCCAGCTGAAAATGGCCGTGGTGGCTACATGCGCACTGCGATGAACATCGATGGCCAGGGCACACCGACCCGCGTCATTGAAGACTTCAGCCTGATTGCTGTGAGAAACTGATGCCGCGCTTTGTTGACATTCAAACCAACTTCAGCACGGGCGAGCTCGACCCGCTGCTGCGCTCGCGCATTGATCTGGCTCAGTACAACAACGCGCTGGCCAAGGCCACCAATGTGGTGGTGCAGCCGCAGGGTGGCATTCGTCGCCGCCCTGGTCTGAAGCACATCGCTGAGCTGCCAAATTCTGCAGCCAACGGCGTGCGCCTGGTGCCGTTTGAATTTAGCGTTGACGACAGCTACATGCTTTGCTTTGTCAACGAACGCATGTATGTGTTCAAAGACGGCGTGCAGATCACAGCCATCAACGGTGGCGCTAATCCATATCTGACCACCACAATCACAAGCGCAATGCTTGGCCAGCTGAACTGGACACAGTCGGCTGAAACCATGTTCATTGTTCACCCTGACCTGGCGCCTGTGAAGCTGGTGCGCGGTGGTTCTGATTCAAGCTGGACGATTAGCACATACACCTTTTCCAGCATTCCCAAATACGCATTCACGCTGACGGTGACCACACCTACATCTGGCCACCTGACGCCCAGCGCTGTCTCTGGCAACGTCACACTGACATCGCAGAATTCCGCATTCAGCGCGGGCAGTGTTGGTCAATACATCAACGCATACCCACAGGGCCGTGCGCGCATCATTCAATACATCACGGCAACTTCAGTGAAGGCCGTGACCGAATACCCATTCTTTGACACCAGCAACATTGCCCAGGGCAGCTGGGAGATTGAATCAGGCTATGAAGATGTGTGGAGCTCCGGCAAGGGCTGGCCCCGCACAGTGACCTTCCATGAGGGCCGCCTGTACTTCGGTGGCTCTAAGTCACGCCCATCCACAATCTGGGGCAGCAAGATCGGCATCTTCGATGAGTTCATGCCTACCGAGGCATTTGATGATGATGCTGTTGAGGCAACGCTGGACACCAGCTCGCTCAACGTGATCGTTGACATGATCTCTGGCCGTGACTTGCAAGTGTTCACCACCGGCGCTGAGTTCTATGTGCCGCAGTCTGGCACCGATCCGATCACGCCGCTGTCGTTGACATTCAAGGGCGTGAGTCGCAATGGCATCAAGCCAGGCACCCGCGTGCAATCGCTGGAGTCGGGCACGGTCTACATTCAGCGCCAGGGCAAGTCGATCAACGAGTTCCTATTCTCTGACACGCAGCTGACGTATGTGACGCAGCGCATCTCATTGCTGTCTGGTCACCTGCTCAAAGCACCGACCAGGATGGCTTTGCGCCGCGCCAACAGCACAGACGAAGGCGACCTGCTTTTGATGGTCAACGACACCGACGGCACAATGGCTGCGTTCAGCATCATGCGTTCGCAGCAGATCACAGCCCCGTCTGAGTTCATTACCGATGGATTGTTCAAGGATGTCAGCGTCGATGTGACCGACATCTATGCGGTGGTCAAGCGAACATTTAACAGCACTGACAAATACTTCGTTGAGCTGTTCAGCTTTGATCGGTTCACTGATTGCGCGTTTGTTGGCGGGTCAGCGGGTGGCGTTGGCTCTGGATTGCCTCACATTGGCAAGTCACTCAACGTGATCTGCGATGGTGTGCCGCAAGGCAACGAGACTGTCAGTGCTGGTGGTGCTGTTACGTTTGACCGCGAGTCAACTACCAGCTACGAGGTCGGCCTGCCGTTCACCGTGTATGCCAAGACCATGCCGGTGGAGATCAAGCTGCAGACCGGCACACGCATTGGCTTTAAGAAGCGGATCGTTGAGATCAATGCGCTGGTGGACACCACTCAGCACCTGGCGCTCAACCAGAACCCTGTGCCATTCCGAACATTTGACAACCCGCTGCTTGACGACCCAGAGCCGACATTCACGGGCAGCAAGCGCGTCAATGGTGTGCTTGGCTACAGCCGCGAAGCAAGCATTGAAATTTCACAGAGCTTGCCGCTCAAAATGACCCTGCTTGGTCTTGAGTACAAGATCGCGGTGACTGGAGGAACATGATGGGAGAAGGCTTTACTTTTACTGATGGCGCGTTTCTTGGAGAGGGTGTCCCGTCCGGGATAAGCTCATGGGATACTGCCTTCACAAACGCAGGTGGGGTGTTAGACACCAGCTTCACCAGCACTGATTGGGCCAGCATTATTAGCTCCGGCAGCAAGTTCCTGACAACTGCCGGTAACTATGCCAGCACAGGATTCAATGCTTTACAAACCGGGCTAAACGCAGCTGCACCATATCGGCAGCTGGCAACGGCCATTACAGCTGCTGGTGCCCAAAAAGCGGCGGCCATCTACCAGCAAGGTCTGGACGAAGTGCAGGCCATCGACACGCTGCGCCTGGCACAGATTCGCACCGACCAAGACCAGAAGTATGCAGCCATCCAGGCTGGCCGCAAGCT